CTTTAGATTTAATTCTTTCATGTAAGACATTTTCCACAGATAGTATTAACTATAGCAGCACCTATTACATAGGACATATATCCTATTAATATGGCAGTGCATAACTTAACTATCACAAAACTTTTCCCATGCAAGGTTATGACTTAGTATCTGACGAGCAGTGTCATTAGAGATAGAATCAGCATCACTGATAAGAATTGGAAAGGACCAACTACAGAACGCTGCCTCTCCTCCAACGCTTTCGCAACCGCTTAACAACATCACCGTCAGACATACGGCTAACTTCGTTTTCAATTTTGTTTCTCTCCTGTGTATTCTTAACTGCCTGTTCAAGTTCTTTCTTCTGGGCATTATCTCTTCCTGCCTTGAACGCAAAGATCAAGGGCAATATCTTGGTAAAAATATTTAACACAGAAGAAAAGAGAGAAAGCATTAGCCCACCTTTTCAGTCTTGCCTTCAGCAACCTTAACTTCTTCAGTTTTTACTTCAGGCTTTCCTGTCTCTTTGGCTTTACCAATAGTAAGACTTAGAAACTCTACTACTTTATATACTTTACCAAGGATTGTGTCAGGATCAGGTTGTTTTAGTTCCTGCGATAATAAGACTTGCAATTGTAATAACACCAGTAACAGTGCTAAGAATAACGTCTGAATTATTAGTAATAAGTTCAAGCATATGATTCTCCTTTAAGCTGCCTGTTTAGTAATTAGATTAGTGTAGTAAACTTTATCTGCTTGCTTTGAAGTTTTATATACCTCTGATACAAGCGTATTATCTCCATGCATATGCACATTCATTTCTATTTCTTCGTTATCAAATAACTTTTCACAGTCCTGTGCCATTGCAAGAAGTTCACCAGTAGTCCAAAACTCTGAACCATTTGTTTCTACTTTCATGTACTTCATTCTACCGTCTTCTAGTTTTTCTTTCAGATCAATCTCTGTTTCATCAGGGAATGAACAGTCAAAACCAAACAGATGAAAGTTTCTAAAGCCAAAGATATGCATCATACCTATTGCTCTCATAGCTGCACAAGTACCACCATTAACAAACGTAGTATTTTCAGGTATATTTAAGCTCTCATTAATTTCTAGGCTTTGACCTTCTTGATTCTTAACTGTGTTTGCTACTGCCTGTGAATAAGCGTGCCAACCATATACCTGATCAGTCTTTGACTTTAGTAGTTCTGTAACTGAAGGATCAGTCATNGATGCAATNAAGAACATTGTACTAGGATCAACCTTATCAAATAAGGTAGATCGTATAACACCATGAGTACTCTCACCTTCAATAGGTCGAGGGTCTAGTATAACACATGCCCACGGCTTTATGCCAGCCTTTAGTAACTTAGGATAGCTATGCTTTACACAGACAATTCGTCCATTTGTTTTTCTTTTGTAGCTTCTTCACTTCCTTAAAGTCAGTAGATGATCCACCAGATACAATTATTGCATGTTCGTCATGCACATGACAGTTGCGGATCATGTCCCATCTATCAATAAGCTCTACGTTTCTGTTGATGTTGTCAACAATGTTGTCCTTTGGAACTGAATCACGTGGTTGGACAATAATAGGTACACGCCTCAACTCTGCAGGTATGTCATCAAGACTATCATCGTTAAGTAGAACAGCAAGATGTGTATGTCCACCACCCTTTACTCTGTCTTGAGAGGGAAGAACAGTAATACGTTTATCTTTAAGAGATTCAACCAATCTATTTGTGCCTAGATATTCATCACCAAGAATATTACCGTCCTTATCTTTGGAAAAGAAATCATCAAAGACAACAATAGGTGCATGTTTCAGGTAACTGTAATCAGATTGCACAGTCTCTTCACTGTGTCCACCATCAATGTAAGCAAATGAAACATCTTTTAAATTATCTTTTGCTTTCTTCAATGTTTCTTTTGAGTCACCCTTAAATAACTCAAAGGTAAATGTCTTGTCTTCTTCTGCCATCTTTGCTGCAAACTCTGTAAGACGTTTTGTTACAGCCTCTAAAGTATTGTGTGCTTTAGAGTTTAGCTCTACCTTATCTAACTCTTCAGTAGCTTCTTCAAATAAATCAAAGCCAGTGTAGTGTACCTTGTCACTCTTCTCAAATGCAGCAAGAGACATTTCAATAGCACGCCCACCATTCCACGTACCAACCTCTACAATACTATCCTTTGCGTACTCACGTACAAGATCAGCAAGTTGACGATAGCGTGGTAGATTAACATCAGGTGCTACAGTATCTTTAGATAACTTTTTCTTGAGATTACCTTTGTAGTGTACCATGTATTCAGACAATGGGGAGTTAGCAAATGCAGCAAGACCTTCTACATTTGGTGTAAGGTTGTGTGCTTTCAATCCATGTGCAAGATAAATTTTAAGTAGACGTTCAAAGATAAAACCATCATGCCATTCACGATATGATATTACTTCTCCTATATCGTAGCAACCACGCAAATCTGCCAATAGATAATGCGGAGACTGATAATCAAGATTGAAAGCAATAAAAGAAGTTTCACTATAGTCAACATCTTTCCTGCCTAAGTAAACCAACTCTGCCTTTTCAGGAACAATGGTATCTAAATTTTTCTGAGAGAAGGGCTTAGTGGTTATTGTATCAGCATCCAACCAAATAAGCCAGCCACCCTTTGCCTCTTTTTCTCCTATCTCTAAGGATAGGTCAGTCATAGCATATACTTTATGTGACCACTTGATAGCATCCATGCGCCAGTTATATTGCATCTGACCACCTTCAGTACCATCGTGGTCTTTCATACGCTCACGATAATCAAGCATATCTTGAACATCATTTAGATTACGATACTCAATAACTTCTGATTGTGGAAATTCTGCTACTAATTCTTCAGGACAGTCATGGTAGTACGCAATCAACTTTAGATCGTTCTTCCAAAACTTAGCTACAGACTCTAGCATATTTTTAGTCGTAGCTTATATAACCACTATCACTAAATGATGTTACAAACTTAGTCATATTGTTCACTCATCTCCCTATATAATTCATTCCATTCTTTTGTCATATTGATTATCAATATCTCTTTTACCTTCCCAGTTTCTAAATAGTGGTCCACCTGTTGTGAAATGCACACACTTAGGATCAATGTCTTCAGATGAATGTCCATCAAGCCAGTTCCACTCTTCAGCTATCTGTGCAATCTCTTCTGCCCAATGCATACCATGTAACCAACTACCAGTGCTTGTGTTTACATCTGATATTTTTAACTCATTTAATTGTGGATTACCACAGTTAAATAACATAAAGCTAGACCAATTCTTTCTGTAATAAACTTCTTGTACTTGATTATCCATTTTATATTTATCATTAGGAAAATATTTATGATGGACACATGCAACAGAAAAATCTCTATACCTAAATAAGTTAAATAGTTTTATTACATCACCTCTAAAGAACATATCACAGTCCATAAAAAGAGCATGACCTTGATGAACATTTAAAAACGGTACAAGAAAACGTGTGAAACTAAACTCAGTAGAAAATGGTTTACCGTCAAATGAATCTACCTGCTGACCATCCTTTATAATCTTTGTTCGCCAGTATAAACCTGTTCGCCTTACACTGTCCTGTTTTAGTCTAACAATATTTACAGGTGAGGATGCGTATTTATTTATGCTATACTCAAGAACATCACAGTAAACTTTTTCTTTAGGATCGTAACCAATATATATTGTGGGAAGACTACTCATCAGCAGCTTCCTCTGCAATCTTTTCTGTAAGTTCTTTAAAGGTAATAAACTCTGAGGGTATCATAAAATATTCTAGTGTTGTTAGCATAGCATTCTTTAATTCATCTTCAATTAGATCACTACTAAGATCATCTAATATAACTGTCTTTAATATTTCTACAACAAGATTATCACAGGTGGTNGTTGTTAAATCTACTTTAATTGTTGGTTCAGTATCTAAAAAATTCATAGTATTCCTTTATAAAAAAGGGGTGCGCTGGAGGTAATAGCACACCCCTAAGTATTATGCCTACTTTATTTCAATCAACTTAGGTTGTTCTTCTTCAGGAACAACTTCTTCCAATGTAATAGTAAGAAGACCGTCATTTTAAGTCTGCGTCCCTTACTTCCATAGCATCAGACAAGGAGAATGATTTACGGAACTTACGTGCCGCAATGCCTGATACAATATAGTTTCTACTATCATCGCCATCTCTATCACCAACAATAGTAAGAATACTATCCTTTAATTCAATACTAATATTTTCTTTTGAATAGCCAGCAACAGCAAGTGTTAGCTTGTAAAGATTACCATTCTTTTCTAGATCATGTGGAGGAAATGCGCCAACATTACTTGGTACACGCTTGAACAAATCTTCAAAAGTAAATCCCAACATATAGTCTGGAAGTGTCTTTGAATTTTTGTTAATGTAATCAATAAAGTTCATTGTTATCTCCTTGTTAAGCAAGTTAATTAAGTACACCACTATGGTCGTACCATGCATATACTACTATAGTATACAACAGTTGTCAAGAAAAAAGTTAAGTAAACCTTTCTCCTCTAAACCAACAGACAAGAGAGCATCGTTCTCCTTGTTTTACTTTTGTAACACGGTGAAAGATAAAGGAAGGAAAGACAGCAATGCTACCTGTCCTTCTCATATCTTTAAGAGTAGCAAACCTATCCCCGGCTTGAGGATGTACCCACTTCTGTACCTGAAGGTCACCACCCTTAAACTCACTGTTCAGTGAAACACATACTGTTAGCTTTCTTGTATAAGGATCGGAAGGAAGTTCTACACCAGAATCCATGTGCCAGTCGTAGAACTGTCCCTTACCATAGAAGGATATCTGTGGACTTTCAAAACAATTCATGTGAAAGTTCCATCCTGCTTCCTTATTAGCTGTCTCTGCGTACAGTTGTAGAATGGAAGTAAGTTCAGGATTTTCTAGCCAAGCAATCCTGCTATTCCTTACTTCTTCAAGACGGACATTGTCACCACTTTCATATACGTCAGCTTCTTGACTGTCTATTTCTTTGGCAATATTTAGAAAGCCATCACACAGTTCTTTAGGTAAAACTTCTTTATACGTATGGTATGTAAGCATTAAACTCCGCAACTCCCACCATGTCCAGTAATATCACAAATGTCATGTGTCTCAAGACCTTCCTCAAACTCTTCACCTAACTTATCAACAGCTTCAGCATAAGGAACAGACGTTAGTGGTTGCCCACCACGACATGAATCAGGGTATACAGTAAAGCCACGTAACCTATGTGCGTAAGAAGCAAGAGTGTTAGTAAAGTCCATAACAGTGTCTTCATTGTTTAGCTTGCTTCCCCATGCTGGTAGATTAATTGTAGAAGATATCGACATATCTACATAGTCTTGAACGTCAGCTTGAAACTGCATACGCCGTTTGTAATCTTCAGCAAGATCAAGAGCAGATTCAATATCATTAGGATTAGTACCATACAAATCAATAAGTTCCTGTGCTGCGCTGTCTACCACATATTGATAGTGCCAACGTGTACCACCTTTTAAATATCGCCTCTTGTATGCTACAGCAAAGATAGGTTCTACCCCTGTACTTGTACCTGCAAGAATACCAATGCTACCAGTAGGTGCAATAGCACGGTTAGCTACTGGTCTAGTGCAATCAAATTCATCTGCAGATTTTTTAGATACATCATCACTCACACCTTTATACACACCAAGCCACTGATGCAACTCAGGTGTTACCTCATACTTAGAACCGCGCTTGATCAACCATTCATGCATACCCATTAATCCAAGACCAAGCCTACGATTTTTAATGCGAACATCGTATACTTTTGTATAGGGTAGCTTTGCTTTTAATGTACCACAGATAAGGAACTTGGTTGCAAGTTCAACTATATCTTTAAACTCTTGAAGATTATCAACTCTTCCAAGGTTGATTGATCCTAGATTACATACGTCCGAATCATCCGCTGAACAAACTTCCGTACAAGCATTGCGAAGTGTTTCATTTTCTTTATCAAAGAAGTTAAAACTAAATCCCGGTTCTGCTGTTTGCAACGCTTGTCGTACATTCTGTTTAAAAGTAGACCCAACATCACCTGTCTCCCAGTAGTTTAATAACCATTCAGTATCGTAGTTTACACTGATATTTGTCATGTCTAGTGGTGCAATGAAGTTAAAGTCTTGTTCTTTAATCTGACCAATAGAAAACTCTGTATTACCAACTGGCATATCGTACCAGTTCTTACTGGTAAGAAACTTTTCTATGTCAGAATGTTTCCAATTAAGGCTGGCATAAATAGCAGATCGTCTGCTACCACCCTGCATAACTCGTCTACCAATCTCATTGATCATCATCATCTTTGGTATAGGACCAGATGCAAGACCACCAGTACCAGACAGCACTCTACCTTCTTCACGATACACAGAGTAGTCAACACCAATACCACCACCTGTCATCAGGCATGACTCTGCCTTCCATGAAAGGTTTGCCCAGTCTTCACGTGTATCTTCTTCTGCACGTAGAAGGTAGCAGTTGTTGAAAAATTTATTTGTGCGACCAGCGTAGTACAAATACCTGCCACCGGGAATAAATTTTAGATCAGTAATATATTCCTTTAGCTGATCTTTTTCGTCTTCCTTCAGATAAGGACTACATACATCATCAACAAGAACTGAAGCTAGGCTTGACCATGTTTCACAACCATGATGTGCATACTTATGTTTGAATATATCTTCGCTAAACTTAGAACGGAACATTGGATTTTCATTGGATCGAAATGTAGGCATTTATTCTATTCTCCCTTGGTTACATGATCGTGGACATAAAGCATGATTATCGCATAGTGAATAATCTTTAGCAAGTCCTTCCTATTCTTTCCTTCCTTGTTACCATACCTCTTCCAATATTTCAAGATGTTACCCATAACAAAACCTTCACCATGCCCACTGTCAAGGATGATATCTGTGGCTTGGTATTTACCTTTTGCATAGTGTTCTTTGTATGTGGATGAAATGTATTCGTGCATCTCATCTACATAGTCTCCTTCGTCAAACTTAAAACTTGGTAAACTAGAATACATCTTAACAATCTCTGTGTCTCTATCCATTTGTTTTCTCCTAGTCGAATGTAAGGACGGCATTGATACGCCTACGAACATATTTAATCTCCTTAGATTTAAGAACCTTGAATGCAAAGCTACGAACATAGTCTGCATCCACACCTGCTATATCACAGACAGTACTAAAATCTTCAGCAGTAACACCTACAGAGGCAAAGAACCATGCCTTTGCAGAATCACGTGCTGTCTTAGACTCTACTGATTCTCTATTGTTTTCTGGTTTGGTAGCATCAAGCATTGCCTGTAAGACAACACCAAGAAACATTATCTGTTCAGGACTTGTTGTTTTGTTTTCTACGATACTTTCTACTTCTACCAGAAACTTTTCTGTTCCTTCTCTCATCTAGCCAACTGTCAGGAATACCATCAGAGAGTTTACAAAACATAAAGTCGTTCTTATTACACCAGTCTGCATAGGTAGTCTTTGCTCCTTTGTTTAATTTCTTGTTAGGGTTATCGAATACAAATCTTACATCCAAGTCAGGATTAGACTGCCTAAGAAAAAGATGTTTCTTTCTATCGTCAAGAGTAAACCTACCCTTCACTTCTAATATAATACCAGAGGGAAGAATAAAGTCAGGAAGATATTTTTTAGATTCAATCCACATGTACGGAATGTAGTGTGGTTCAAACTCAAAGTCAATATTTAAATCTATCAGATAGTCTGCTGCTCTACGTTCAGAGCGTGATCTAAACTTGTAGTTCTGGGACATTCGGTTCACGATCTACGTTAGTTAAATACTTTTACACTGTTTGCGTACTGGAATGCACGTAATCCCTTACCATTGTTAGCATCCGACCAACAATCAAACTTATAAGGGCAATAGTTACAACCAGTAGCCAACTGCATATTCCCAGACTTACCGTCAGGAACATCATCATAACAACGAGAAGGTGGTTCACTATCTTTGATAGCATCTCTAAGATAGTCAATCTTTTGTGAAGCATTTATCATCTCCATTTGATGTACTGGACAATAAGCTATCTGACCTGTTGTCTTGTCAATAACAACCCATCCAGCTTCCTTGACATTGTTAGCTTGAGCATACGCAGATAACTGTGCAACATAACCAAACGGATCATCCTTGAATACCATACCCTCAGTAAACTTCTTGAAAGAGAATGACGATGCACTCTTAAAGTCAACAAGAACATCATCAACCACTGCATCCTGATGACCAACAACATCATTCAGTACTACCTGTTTCTGTTGATCAGCTACTTTATGACCAGCAGCTTTGGAAAGAAAGACAAGAAGTGCTTCAAGGATATCTCCATATAGGAACTTGATATAATCAGACCCAGCTAATTCTTCCTGTTCAGTTGATCTGACAGAGTACCATACTTTTCTTGCTGGTTGACCAATCATTGATAGCCTTAAATTATTTCTTGGCTTTCTTTCCTCAGTAAGAGCATTGACAACAGCATCAGCAACATCCTTGGCAAGTTCCTGCAGAGCAGTAGCAGGAATCTTTGTAGGTTCATTACTGGTGAACAGACTGTAAATGTCTTCTACCAAAGTATCAATTGTTTTCTGTGCTGTTGTCATTTTAATTACGCTGCTGCTTGTGGTTCAGCCATCAAACGATAGCGAGTGTACGTTTCACCTTCAGGTGTTTTAGCAGTGACTGTATCAATATCAAAGCCACGACTGCGAAGACGAGAAATATCTGCAGTAAGATTCTCTGACCATCCACGTTGAATAGCAGTCTTACGAGTTACACGCATCTTCTTACGCAAAGCACTAAGTAGTTTACCTTCATTAGTCATAGTCTAGTTCCTTTGTTGAGTTAATTACATAGTCTGACAGTCCCTCTCCACACCTGTCAGCAATCGTTGCTCTAAGATAATAGCAACCCCGTGTTAGGGACGGTTAGAACGGAACGTCCTCACCTACTTGTTCGTTATTTCCTACAGTGTAGCCACCTTCCACTGCAGAGAAATCCTTATTGTCACCGTATGAAATAAGGTCAACAACCTGAACACCCATCAGGTCAGATGCTACACCCTTCTTCTTATTGTACTCCCATTCATAAGTAGCAAACTTAACATTGACCATACTACCGTTACCAATAAGACTACCGTCCCAGTTATTATTCTGTGAGTCTTTAACGATAGGTGCAGGACGCTCAGAGCCATCACGCTTGTAGACTTTGCGCTTGATCTTTACAAAGTCTCCACGATCATCACCCTTGTTCTGCACGTTAAGACCAAGGCTTTCAACCAAACTCTTAGTATCCTCATCTAAACAAACATCGACAGAGTATACTGGTTCGTAGGTTGTGTTGGGAGAAAGAATGCTTGCCCAATAAGCCTTGCCAGAAATAATATGTACATCACTCATGTTAACTTTCCTTTCAGTTTTAATCGCCACACCATGTGGCTTTTCATTCAACGATTTGCGAAGTATGCCTGACCTTAATTAGATAGTCAAGCACTTTTTTTCAGTGGTGGTAATTTTTTTAATGCTACTGCATAGTCCATCAACTCCTCTTGTCCTACGTTATAACAGGGTCTAACAAATTTACCATCTGCTCTATTAAAGTTCTCTTCTTTAATCAGCATATGGCANGGGTAAAATCCTNTCAGCATAAAGTTATTATCTGATAGCTTAATGACCAAGGCGAATAAATCAATAACTTCAAGACACTTATTACTTACAGCAAGTAGTCTACCGTTCACATGATCTGTTGTCTTAACGTCAATGGTAAGACCATCAAGAAGTAAATCTCCTTTATCAGTTCCTCTTTCCATTGAGCGTACACCAATATCCATAACACCATCTGGATACTCACCAATCATTTTGTACAGTGCTAACTCGCCACCAACACCAAGGATATCAAACTTATAAGGATCATTTTTGTCTCGTTTAGCTGCAGTATCCTTTACACTTTTCTTTCTGTTATTATTATAACGTGCCTGACCTATCTCAGTGTATAATTTAATTTCAGTATCTGATAATTGTATCAGTGTGTTTCTGACCAGTTCTGGCCTATCTTGTACTCGCTGTCTAGTGGGCATTTAATTTTCAAACTCCTTTCTGTATTCTTCATTGCAAGTTTTGTTAGTTCACCAAACCTATCAGCTTGTGGTCTATATACCTCATGCTGATACTCATCGTGTATGGATGCAACTAACTTAGCTTTGACCTGATGCTGCCGCACCAAACTATTTATTTCGATTAGCCATTGCTTACAGATAACTGCACCTGCACCTTGAATGAGAAGATTGACTGCTGCATGTTGGTTGCGAACCTTCAACCATCTACCATCAAGACCTTTAAGATAACCTCTTTGACTTGCCCTGTCAACCCTTTCTCTTAACAAAGCAAGAGCAGGTACGTTACCAAGAAACGTATCTATTAGACGTTGACCATCTTGTGATGTACCGCCAACGATCTGACCTATCTTTGCTGCACCTGCACCATAGATAAACGCATAGATAAATGTCTTGGCCTGATCACGTGTATCAAGACCTGCTGCCTTTTGGTTTGCTGTATGAATGTCACCTTCCACAACTTCTTTTGTGAAGGAAGGATCATTAAGATAGTGTGCTAGTGCACGTAGTTCAAGCGAAGAAGCATCACAACCAACAAGAACATTAGCTGCATCTCCAACAGTCCAGCACTCCCTACACTCTTTACCATATGGTGAATAAGATGCAGGTACTTGTGCCATGTTTGGAGAATGGTGTGCCATCCTACCAGAGATAGCACGTAATGTAAGAACTTGTCCATGTACTTTACCATCCTCATGCACTGCATCAATCCATGATTGAACCTGTGCAATGCGTTTCTTTAACGTAAGATATTCTGCAATCATCTGTGCTTCAGGGATATCAACTCCGCGAAGCACAGATTCATCTACGATTGCATGTCCTTTTTCAGTGAACTTCTCTGGTTGCCAGCCACATTTAGTTAGTCTATTAACGATCTGCTGACGACTGGCAAGGTTAAATGTTTGATAGTCAATCGAAGTGTGTGATCCTGCAACTGTTGTTGGGTCTTGTATATGCCGCAGACCCACAGAAGAAAGACTACCATCTTTTTTGTAACGAGGTGTAACCTCTTTAACCGCCACAGGAATAGGAACAAATCTTGTTTGAACTTCTCGTTCCAATTCAAATGACTTGTCTTGTGACCGTGCGGTAAGGCTAGTTGCTTTCTGTAAATC